CTTGACCTCTTCCGCGCTGAGAATCCTGACTATTACAACAAGGCCTTTGGAGTTTAATCATGGCTACTACTGACAACATCGTATCATTCGTGGCTAACTCAGCGATCACTGAGTTTGCTCTTGTCTCTGTTTTGGCAACTGGAAAGATCCAAGTCACAGCCTCAGAAGATGAGACTAACTGTGTTGGGATCGCTCAGCGTGCATGCTCAGCAGGTGACTCTGTTGAGGTTGTGGTACTCGGAAAGACCCGCGCTATTGCAGGCGGCGCTATTGCACCAGCTACCATGAATCTTCTCATGTCCGACGCCTCAGGGCATCTCGTCGCATTTGATGAGGGTGCAGGCAACTATGCCGTGGCTCGCATGATCCCCAACATTAACCAAACAGGCGCTTCAGCAGGTGAGCAAATCACTGTTGTCTTTACCGGACCTGTTGCTCTAACTGCATCTTAAGGAGCTGACTAATGGCTAGTTCATACAGCAATCTGCATCCAGTCGACCAAATCCTATCTAACCTCGTCGTTGAGGCTGTCCCAAGTGATGATCAGTTGATCGCTGATAAGGTCTTTGAGAGCATCAAGGTTCCTGAGCGATCAGGCACCATCTTGCTTGAGGAGACTCGGAACTTCATGGGCGCTGGCGCGGGTCTTGACCTCGAGCGCGCACCAGGGAGCTCACGCACCAACATCGGTGGATTCGACCGAAGCTCAACCACCTTCAAGGCGTTGATCTACGCGGCTCAAGACTCCATCGCTATGGAAGACATCTTTGACTCTCAGTATCCAGGGAGCGAAGAAGCACGCATCGCAAAGAAGGTTGCACGAGTGATGAAGCTCGCTAAAGAGAAGCGCGCCGCTGATCTTCTCTTCAGTACCTCGCTCTTTGCAGGCTATACCTCAGCGCCAGCTACTAAGTTTGACGCTACAGGCGCTGAGCCTCTCACCACCTTGCACAGCCTCAAGGATACCGTTTATCAAAACGCTCATGGGATCAACCCTGACACCATGATCTTAGGTCGCGACGTCTTCCGCGCTCTTGCTCGTAACCCTGAGGTTCGTGGCTATGTTGGAGACAGCTCTAGTGGGATTGCTTCAGGTAATCGCATCTTGGCAGATGAGGCGGTTCTCTCTGTACTTCGTGATGTGCTCGGTATCCCCAACATCATGGTAGGTGCTGCGCTTCAAGACACCGCTGTCCCTGGCGCGGCTAGCTCTGAGGCTTACATCTGGGATCGTGAGACGATCTTCATGGGTATCTTGCGCGGCTCAGATGCAATCGTTCAAAAGAGCGGTAACGTCAAGGGGATGCCAACGGCGGCTCTTAACCTTGAGTTTGGTGGCATGATCGCGGGTCAGTATGACTCATTAGATCGCACTCGGCGCTATGTCTACGCTGAGGAGGTCCACAACTTCAAGCTTATCGATCCTTCTCTTGGTTACGTCCTCAACGACTGTTTGACCTGAGTGTGAGTAGATGCTTGAGGCTAGCCACATACATCTCTCAGAGGATGCTGACCAGCTCGCTATTGATGATCTGTCTCGACAGGTCAAGGGTGAGCGTGGGCCGGTGGCTAGTCTTATTCGTGCTCGACGCGATCAACTCAGAGCAGAGGTAGAAGCTGAGCGTGGCTTCACCCTCGCTCTAAAGCGAGCACGCAAACAGATTGTTGACCTCATGACCATGCAGTCAGTGAGCAATGATCCTCAGCTCTTGATGAGCTTTACGGATGAGCAGATTTTAGATCTCATCCTACGTGGTGGACTCGGCTTGGCTGTCGATGACTTCATCGAGGCCACCACGAGAATCAGAGCAAGCGTTGAGAAATCGCTTGAGGTGATAGGCGTCGATCTATCCCCTGAGGCTATTCCTCAACTTGACCTGATCCAAGCGCAAGCGGCGAGCGCTGTCTTTGAGGACGTAATAGCGCCCGACTTCACCAAGGCGGTGAAGACCTCTCTGCGCTCGATGACTCTATCTATCCCGATGGAGATCATTAAGAGCGACCTCGAGAGACAACTAGAAAAGGCAGAGGGGCGACAGCTCACCGAGATCAAAACACAGATCTCAGAGTATGGACGCTCAGTGACAGCGGTGGCAGCTGCGGCGGCTGACCTCAACTACTATCTCTACACCGGCCCACGAGATGGGATCACTCGGCCCTTCTGTCGAGCGCTGATCAACCTAGTGGTCGATGAGACGCAGATGAGCAAGCTTAACAACAATCAAGGGCGACCGGTTAAGATCGCGTGTGGTGGCTATAACTGCCGACACTCTTGGAGCCCTGTTACTGAGAGCTTCATCAAGGCGGCTGATCTTGAGCGCGCCAAGGCGAGCGATATAAGCAAAGCTAATGCAGGAGCAAAGAAGCGATGAGAAAAGCAGTAAAAGGTCAGACCCATTTCTTCTCTTGGAACCCTCCTCAACCCTACTCAGGAGCTCCATCACTCACCATCAACTTCAGCGCACCTCTCACCGATGAGGCGTTCACTCAGTCGCGTGCTGATGTAGTAGTAACAGCAGTGGCAAATGATCGCCGAACCCTCACGCTCAGTGAAGCGGTAGCCACTCAGCTTGAGCGCTATGAGATCAACGCCTTTATCAAGACTACTCGTGATACTTACTATGCAGTCAAGGTGAGTCGACTAGGAGGGACCAGCGCCATCTTGGCTGAGCCACTGCCTAGAGAGTTAGACCTGAGTGGAACTGTGACGCTCAACTTTGCGATGAGCTATGTTAACCTCACCGCGCTTCAAACAGCTACGGCGGGTGTCTATCCATACACTATCAAGTATGCTGATCTCGCGGGTGATAACCACGTTGAGACAGGACTGCTCAAAGTAACTCCTAGGCCATTCAACACCGGCCTAGATCATGATGAGCTTGTGGGTCAGTTCGCCAACCTCGCTGATAAGGTGCCACGTCGTCAGAGCGACTTCACACCTCAGATCGAGGCGGCGCTTGATGAGATCATCTTGGTGATCCGTGATCATGTCATAGCTGACAATGTGACAGAGGATGAGGTCTTCAATCAGCAGAGCTTCAAGCGCGCTCATGCTTACTGCTCGGCTGCCATGATCTATGAAATGAATATGCAGTTCGACGCCGCCGAGACGATGAGAGCTAGATGTCGTGAGTTGCTCGATATCGCTCTGCGGTCAATCACCTTAGATCTTGATGGTGATGGGGTGGTTGATGAGGGTGAGGAGAATCTCAGGCGTAAGGGTGGGAGCTCCACTGACTTCAGGGCCTCATGGTCTAGCTATGTGAAGAGTGAGAACGATAGCCGCTTCACACCAGTTAGAGGGATGAGGCACTAATGCCGAATCAGGTTAACATCAAGATTCCGCGCTCATTGTGGACCGCTAAGGACACGTTGAGGCTAGCGCAGAATACGCTTGCATCTATCAAGCTCAGAACCTCGAGAGGGCTTGACGCTGATGGTCGACCGTTTAAGCCATACTCAACCACACCTCTCTATGTCTCCAAGCGTGGCGCCCGTCTGAAGCCCAAAGGAGGGCGACCATCTAGGACGGGTGAGAGCGTCTACTATGAGGGTGGCTATCAGCAATATAAAGAGGAGAGCAGGCGTCGAGGTAGCGGAAGTGATAGCGCTGAGGTTGATCTAGTCCTCTCAGGGAACATGATGAACAACCTCATCGTCAAGCAAGCCACTGAGGACATGTTTGTCATCGGCCTCAGTGACAAGGCTCAATATGGGTATGTCGTCAATCAAGATCGTCAGTTCTTAGGCTTAAGCCCTCAGGATATTGAGATTCTCGTTGAGGCTGTTGAGGCTGAAGTTAGGAAGAAGATCAAATGAGCCAAGGCATATTTTCAGCGCTGGAATACCTAGAGACTCAGCTCGAGGCGACCTCACCCAAGAGTGATGTTTATCATGGCTTCGTCGCTCACGCTCGAGCTGATGGGATGGTTGTCCCATTAGAGGAGCGCTTCAACTCCAACCGATACTTTCAGCTTGATATAGCTGAGATGCCGAGCGATGACGGGGCGGCAGGGCTGAGCGGTAGACGTCGCGCGCTCATCGACCTCAGGGTGAGGTATGATATCCCTCATGATGTGGCCTATCTTCAGCGTCTCATGGCTGAGGATGCCGAGAGTCTACTAGTCACCCTCAAAGGGCCTAACTATTCACTCGTCACAACTGGGATCGTGTCAGTCATTCCTGAGACACCCATCTATGAGCCCTTAAACCTCGGTGAGCAGGGTGTCTTCATCCTGACCATCCCCTTTACCTTGCTTTATTTGGAGGCATAACATGGCGGTAACACATCGCTCTTTGTCCATCGCTGTCGAGAGCTTATTTGGCTCAATCAGCCCTTCTACCGGTCTACCTGATAACTCAGGGCTCACCTATGTTTCTATCCCTTGTGAGCGTGACCCAATCATCATCCCTGGTGAGCCCGTGGTCAGTGAGCGCAATGATGCTCGTGATGGTAACTATATGTTACCTCCTGAGCCTGATACAGTTTGGTCAGGTGGCTCACGAGTTCGCCGACGAACCGGTCAAGTCGTCTGTCGAGT